CTTGATGTAATACTTCTCTTTCTCGTCAAGCTGACTTTCGGGGAAATTCAGAAATTCAACTCGCCAACCATAAGGATTTTTCTCTTTGTCGTATAGCTTATGTTTGCGTAAACTAAGGTCTATATGCTGCTCATAGCCTACAAGGTGGCTTGCCAATCTGCTAAGTGTATGTACCGCCTGTCCGATATACGCATACTTAAATCCGTTTTCATCTTCTCGGAGTAGGAAGTAAATCNGGAAATTCAGAAATTCAACTCGCCAGCCACAAGGGTTTTTCTCTTTGTCATACAGCTTGTGGCGTTTCAAACTAAGGTCTATATGCTGTTCATAGCCTACAAGGTGGCTTGCCAATCTGCTAAGTGTATGTACTGCCTGTCCGACATAAGCATACTTAAATCCGTTTTCATCTTCTCGGAGTAGGAAGTATATTCCACTCCTGTCATTCAGCTTTGGATTGAGCTTCAATAGTCGCTTTTTATTCTCCTGTTCTATCGCCTTGGCTCTCGCTATGTTCTGATAATTCAAGTGTTGCCACCTGCCTTTACTATCTCGATTGCCTTGTCAATTTCAATCGCTTCTCTTTCCCCCATCAGACTTCCATCCTCTCTGTAGTTCGGATTCTTTTCTTTCTCTAACTGCTCCACAACCTTGTCTACATCATAGGCGGTCGGATATTTATCCAGTAATAGCAATACTGTATTTGTATTGAGCAAAGTTCCATTGCTTAAAGTAACCGATTCTAAATCTTTCTTTAGTGCATCCGCGTCAATTAATCTCATTCTTATCACGCTCCAATAATATACATTCAGTTTCAAAGAGTTTTTCAGATATATCTTTTGAATTAACTCTATCCTCAAATTCCTTGATAAAATCTCTGTATGCCTGTTTTCTAACTTCTCGGTCATGCTTGGTGCAATCAAGCTTATCAAACGAAACAGTGACTCTTCTGACAGAACTGTAATTCGGCACATCAGGGTTAAGATTTATGTATCTTTCACTGCATATCGGTATGATGCCATTTTTCTGTAATAATTCTGCAATCTGCGATGTAAACGCTCTTGTAATTACATACTCTTTCCGGTCAGCTATTTCCTTTGCAATGTTCGCAAATACTTCGTTTGTATAATCCATTATTTTCCCTTTCTAGGACAGCCATTATTTGACTGTCCTGTAATCAACCGGCTCTTAGTTAAATGGTAATTCCTCGTCAATACCATCAGGAATTGACATAAAGCCATCATCGGGTTTTGGCTGTGGCTCTGCGCTGCTGCCACTTGAATTTTTACTGTCGCAAAACTCAAGCTTAGATATGTTGCAATCGTTAGTGTAGACTGTGTTTCCATCTTTATTCTTGTAACTACCTGTAGTCCACTCACCGATAACTGCTATCTTTGAGCCTTTAAATACGTGCTTCTCTACTGTTTCAGCAATCTTGCCAAAAGCCACGCAGTTAATGAAATTCGCCTTATCGTCTTTCTTTTTAAAATTTTTATCAACGGCAAGTGTAAACCTTGCTATTGCCATTGCATTTTCACCCTGTGTATATCTAATATCCGGATCGCGTGTCAATCGTCCTAAAAGTGTTACAATATTCATTATTTTTCTCCTGTCTGTTTAATTTTTAAAAAGGGCACTCATTAGGATTAGCAAGTAGCCATTCCTTATTACGCTCTGCAACATCTACATTTGCCCCATAAGCGACTTTTTTCATCTTCTCGATGAAACTATCTCTATCAGAATTTTCACTTGATAAATGGCACATTATGACATTCTGCAAGCTATCTGAATAATTTGCCTTAACAAAATCACAAGCCGTGTCAATACTTAAGTGACCTCTGAAAACGTGATTAGCTTTGCCTGTGTTATCCCTGTCAATTAAATCCTTGTCATAATTCACACCTAATAGAATGTGGTTTATATCTTTGAATTTCCATTTGACAACCTCACAATCGGTTATGTAAAGCATTCTCCCCATTTCCTTGTGCGTAATCAGAAAGCCGTATATCGGGCAAGGTTCGCCATTTGCATTTGTGTGCGTCCAACTTCCGTCTATTGTCGTTAAATCAAAGGGTTTCACTGTAAATCCGCCCATATTCATTGATTTACGGCTATCGCCTAAATATGGGGCAAGTATCGGTATTCCCATTGGCTTAAAATCGTTTAATGACTTGCTGTGATCTAGGGTAGGTGGGCATGACTTATTATCATGCCCCTTATCCCCCTTATGTGCCAATCTAAGCCTTTTTTAATCTCCTTAATTGGGATTCCACAATCAAGGATAAGTGTTTCTCCACTGTCGGAAGTTAGCAGATAGCAATTTCCTGTACTTCCCGTTGCTATACATTTAAGTTTCATCATTTCACCCTACTGTTATAACTGCCGGATTTACAGCTCCGTCTCCGTCATAGTCATACTTTTTGTTATGCCACTTTCTCAAATACTCTCCGTATTCCCAGCACTGCGAAAGAATACTAACTGCACATCCGTACATAAATCCTGTTATGCCCTCTGTGTCTGCTTCACGGCTCAATCTGTCGGCATTATCAGCAAAACACTTCATAACATCGTTGCTCTTGTCAATTTCTGCTTCTAACAGTTCAGCCCACCTTTCAGCATAAGTGAAACAAGCTCTGCTGTATCCGTCACTATTCTTGTCGTACCAATCCTTGTATTCTTTTCTCTTTACCATTAATAATTCTCACACTCACACCTCGATTTCATCATCCTGTGGGAATTGAAAAACGCTTAGCTTTCTAGTTTTTAAAATTGTGCATCCAAGTTCATCTAATGTTAATATTTCCCTTATATCTTCGTGACTTCCCTTCGTATAAAGTTTCAAAGTTTCCAATCTCTTATACTGTTTTCTAAGCATTTCCATAGCCTTAATTGCCTTTGCTTCGGTGGAATAGGTTGCTATAAGGCTGTTCATAAAAAGTTCCGGTGGCTCTGCGACATTTTTAACTGCAACAATTCCATAATTCCCACCACTACTATTTAATATTGAAAAAACAAAGTTTTCATAAGGAACATCTATTGTTCCGTTCTGTGAAATTACTCTCATATCAGCTCTCCTCACTCTGCATGAACGGCGGTAGCTCCTCTGACTGCTTGTCGGCTGTGTCGGTCGGCTCTACATCAATTATGTTGTCCTCGTCAAAATCTACTGTGTTTGCGTTCTGCTCAATATCATTTTCAGCTAACTTCTGCGGGTCGGTTTCAATCTCCATTCCGCTTAAGAATGTGTTCTGCTGTGTCGGATTCTCAAAGTCTAACTCAATGTGTTTGCAAAGCCTGTGAAGTACAGTTTTCTTATACATCTCACCTGTGAAATTCTTCCAAGCTGGGCTATTGCTTGCCTTACTTGACTTTCTTGTGTTTTCAAGGTCTGCAAGGCTCATTGTGTCATACTGCATACCACCATCAGCGTATAAACAAACGGCAAACGCACCGATTATTTTTCCGTCATTAAATGGCGATGGCTTAAAATCAAAAGTCTGTTCTCCACTTACAATCTTTTCCTCGAAGCTATCTCCAGCACGAACTAACTTTGCGTAAATGTCCTTAATCGGTCTGATAGAATACTTCTTTGCCAATTTCTTAGCACCTCTGTAATCCGTCTGATAGTTAAGCTGATTTCCATAAGGCACCAAGTAACACTCCTTTGAGTAGAAATCTAAGCCAAGATAAGCACCTTTTAAAAGTCCGGCTGTAAGCTGTGATTGACTGTATTTCTGTAATGCCGGGTTATCGTTGATAAGTGCTAATGCATTCTGCACGAACCTAGCCTTGTTAAAATCCTTTGGTAGTGCTTCTGATACGCTATCAAGCTTATCTGTCAGTGCCATGCTAAATGTTTTCTTTTCCGCAACTGCTGTATTCTCTGCCATAATTAATCCTCCTAAATCTCATTGAAAACCTGAACCGCAAACAGTTCATTAGGTGTCTGCTTGAATAAAACTCCGTCAGATATGACTGTATACATATATCCGTCATACTTAAGCTCTACAGTATGTTTCTTACCGCCCATGTAATAATTTCTTTTCTTAATACTCATGTTGAACCTCCTATAATCCAAGTAACTTTTTAATCACTTCTCTCATTCTCTCGGCTTCGCCACTTAACTGCTTCTCGCTTTTATCAGCAAGTCTAATCACCGTTTTGTACTCTTCCTCTGAAACAGTCTCTTTAAGCGCACGTAAAATAGTGACCGCCTCTGCCATAACATGGCTTCTTATGCCTCTAAATGTAACTTCTCCGTCTTCTGCTTTAATCATCTCTATACCTCCATATTTTCAATCACAAGCTCTTTGTCCTGCGTGTGCTTCAACATAATTAATTGGTTATCAATCTGTGGGATTCTCCAATCGTCAACGCTCTCTGTATCATCAATAATAAT